ATCCCACACCAGCCAGCGGCCCCAGGCGGCGCAGTAGCGCCAGTCGCGGTGATAGCGCCGGGGATCGCCCATACCGTACCTGCTGTCGATGTAGCCGAATCCCCTGGCCTGTCGTTTGCAAACCCAGCATTTGCCACTCATACATGGGCGCCTCCCGGCATCACGCCACGTACAGTGCGTGCTTCGTGATTGGCGCAATGGGCATCGAGCGCGACATGGTGGTTACGAATGAACGTCGCGCCGATGCGCGTCCCCTTCGGGCGGCGGCAGCGCCCGACGCAGAGTCTCGACCGAGAGTCCGGTGTTCTCCTGGATGCAGGTCAGCGTCGCCGCCATCGCGATGCCGGGCTTCACGCCTGGCACCTTGGCCACGGCTTCACCGATCAACAGGATCGACGACACACGGTCTTGCGTCGGTGCGGCGAGTGCCGGCTGCACTCCGCGCCCGGCGTAGGCACCGGTCTTGCGGATGGCCGGCAGCACTTCGCTGGTCACCCAGCGCTTGAAGCGCTTGGCCTCTGGCTTTCGGCTCTTGAGGATCGCGGAGTACAGGCCGGACTCGTTGATGACCAGCATCTCCTGATCGCCCGAGGGGGTACGCACAATCTGCGTACCCTTCTCGTCATCATCGAGCGAGCGGGTCATGTCGCTGGCCATGCGGTATTCGAGGGACTGGGCGACATCCGCTGCAACGAACCACGGTTCGCCTTTGATATCGGTGACGACCCGGACCGGACGGCCTTCGAAATCAAACGGGATCAGTTCGGTGCTCATGGATCAGTCCTCGGATGCAAAGGCCAGCCGGAACGAGGGCTTGCCTGGCTTGACGGTGCGGGCGGCTTGGAACTGGGCGCGCAGTGTCTGCGGCCAGTTGGAAAAGCGCGACTCCGGGACGGCGTACTCGACGTCGAGGTAGTCCTCCACGCGCTCCCCGGCGGCAGCAATGCGCCGGGCGATCGCGGCCAGCTGTACCTGGTCCCACGACACGCGCTTGGGGACGTCGACCGTCACGCGCAGCGGGCCGTCGTTCAGATGCACGATGCCGAAGTCCTTGCCGGCTTCGAGGCGTGCCTCGCGCGCCTGCTCGCCGTAGGCGGCATCGAGTGCGGCGTCGAACTTGCTGCGGGCCTGCTTGAGCCAAGCGATGGCAGTGTTGAGGTTCTTGTCGATCTCCGCCTTCTGTGCAGGCGGCAGTGCAGCCAGTTGGCTGACCGACATCTCGGCGATGTCTTCAGGGAAAATGGTCAGATCGTTCATGGCCATCCCCTTACTGGTACGCCCGAGCCGAAGTCGAATAACGCGCCACACGCCGTTCGTAGGCTTCCACTTCGGAGATGAGGTAGGTGACCCGGGCGCCGAGCTTGCAGAAGACCGGGCCGAGAGACTCCTGCCGCCAGCGCCGCAGGGTCTTGACGGAAAGCCCCCAGCGTTCGGCGAGCTCGTGTTCATTGAGTGCCAGACGTACGGCACCGTCCGGTAGCGGCCGGGTCGGATTCCGGCCGGATTGAATAGATGAGACTTGGTTTTGCATCGCAGGACTCCTTTTGTTTGGGAGTCCCTATTGAATTGCTCCACGCTTTGGGCTTGCGCGAGTGTATTTTGGGCTTTCGTGAGCAGACGCCAACCTCAGACCTGCCAAGGCGATCCCATTAACTCATTGATCTATATGGGTTCGTCCTGAGTGTTTCGGTTATTGCGATTTCGGATGTTTCGTTTATAATAGCCCAAGGTGACAGTTGAAACCGTTCAAGGAGAGCCTGATGAATACCCCCACGATCCCGAAAACCCTGCCCTCTGCCGAAGACATGGCGCTCGCGCGGGAGTCCGGACGCGTGCTCTCGACCGTGCTCCAGACCCGCGCCGAAACCCAGCAGATCGACTTCCATGACGAGAAAGGCGCGGTGCGCACCGTGTCGGTGCCCACTTCGGCCTTGCGCCTGTTGCTCGACGTCCTGACTGAGATCGGCCAGGGCAATGCCGTGTCGATCATTCCGATCCACGCAGAACTGACCACGCAGGAGGCGGCCGACGTGCTCAACGTCTCGCGTCCCTTCCTCGTGCAGCTGCTCGAGCGCGGCGAGATTCCGTTCCACAAAATCGGCACGCATCGCCGCGTGCGCTACCAGGATGTGATCGCCTACAAGAACCGCATCGACACCGAGCGCCGCAAGTCGCTCGATGAACTGGCGGCCCAGGCCCAGGAACTCGGCATGGGGTATTGACTGGATGAGTTCGCACTTCACCGTCGTCTATGACGCCTGCGTGCTCTACCCGGCGCCCCTGCGCGACCTTCTGATGCAACTGGCGCTCTCGGACCTGTATCGGGCCCGCTGGAGCGACTTGATTCACGAAGAATGGGTGCGCAACGTCCTGGCCCGCCGCCCCGATCTCACCCCGGTCCAGCTGAACCGGACGCGCGAGCTGATGAATGCCCATGTCCGGGATTGCCTGGTCAGCGGCTTCGAGTACCTGATCCCCGCAATCGACTTGCCCGACCCGAGCGATCGCCATGTGGTGGCTGCCGCCGTCCAATCCGGCGCCAGTCTGATCGTGACCTTCAACCTCAAGCATTTCCCGCCCGAGGCGCTGAAACCCTACAACCTCGTCGCCCAGCATCCGGACGACTTCATCGTCGATCTGCTCGACCTGCATCCGGCCAGCGTCTTGGAGGCTGCGGCCAAACACCGACGTTCTTTGAAAAACCCGCCCAAGACGGCGGATGAATATCTCGACACCCTGCTCGCGCAAGGATTGACGCAATCGGTGGCCGAAATGCGCCGCTGGATTCTGGCCATATGAGCGACCAAGGAAGGTTACATGGGCAAGAAGACCCTGACCAACGCGCACTGCCTGCTGGAACTCATCGAGAGGGCGCAGGCCGACCTCCTCAAAACCTTCAGTGGACTGCCTGAATGCCAGGCGTTGGCCCACGNNCCCTCATCGAACACATCAAGCACCTGCGCAAGGAGCAGCGCGACCCCGCCGAGCGCGAGGCGCTGCGGGTGCTGCGCCTGTCGAGTCCGCGCGGCGCCGACATCCTGCGCACGGTGGCCGACCAGCTCTACGACGACGAGCTGATCGCCCAGTTCCTGTCGCAGGACGGGGGCGAGATCGGCCGTTCCATCTGGATGCGCACGTTCTCGGATGAATCCACGCGACTATTCGGCGTAGCCGAGTCGATTTTGAACACCGGCGATCTGCGCGGCAACCCCTGCACCCCGGCTCAGGCATGGACGAGCCGCACCTCATCGCCCAGGTATCCCGATTGCTCGAATGCGCGACCAGCCCCATGGATGGCTTCGCACTGGCCAAGCTCGGTATCGATATCGACCGTCTCGAGAACGAGGGCATCCTGACCGAGGGGAAACGAATCACGGAAATCACCGTTCAGCTGGACGAAGACGCCCCCTTCACGGTCAAACTGGAACCGTGCGCCGACCTGAACCAAGTGCGCTATCGCGATCCGCTGACGGGAATGGATGTCTTCCTACCTGCAAAACAGGCGCGCCGGTGGAAGGTGCAATTGGACTAGCTGCGCGAAGAGATCATCTCCGCGCTCGGCGCTGCGCTGAAAGCCGCGCTGACCGAATAACGCTTCCGCGGTTACCTTTACGTTAGCGATGAGTCGAGGCGCTGAAGAAGGCACGCCGGCAAATCCGGCTACCGGCTAATTCAACGCCGCCAGCGCCGCCTCCGGGGCTTTGTCCAGCACCTTGAGCAGGGCTTTGGCCGCACCGGTCGGGCAGCGCTTGCCCTGTTCCCAGTTGCGGATGGTGTCCAGAGAGACATCGATGCGCTCGGCAAACTCCGCCTGGCTGAAGCCCAGGCGCCGCCGCACCCGACGCGCGAACTTCGCGGCATCGAGCATCGCTTGGGCATCGTCGGCCGCCTTGTGCCGGGCGATGTCCGCCTCGGTCGTGGCATCGACCCGACGGGCATCGATCCGGCCGACCGGCTTGGCCTTGGGGTTGTGGACATCAATCTTCATGCGTACGGTTTTCATAGCGCTTCACCTCTCGTGCGTTGGCCTTTCGGGCGGAGATGATCCGGATCGCATCGTTGCGCGGCGTATAGACCACCACGAACAGGCGGCTGCCAATGCGGCCGATCAGCTGGTATCGATCCTCTCGCCATAGCTGAAGCGGACGTCCTGCCGGACGATCCGCTTCGGGTCGGCGAAGGCCGATGCCGCGTAGGCGAAATCGAAGCCGCGCTCGCGGAAGCACGCCTCGCTCTTGGCCTCATCCCACTCGAAATTCATATCTCAAGTGTAGTTCATTGGACGACACCCAGCAAGCCCTGCGCATGGTCCTGGCCGACCGTCTCCGGGTAACGATCCGCCGATTACCCGCCATTACCCTACGTTGCCATCCAGTCGAGAAGATCGGACATATTCTCCCTGACGGTTGCAATTCCCCGGAGCCGTCATGAAGAACCTCGAACTCGCCTCCCCCC